TTTTCCTCAGATTTTTTCTCAGGTTCTACCTTCTTAATCTTTTCTTTGTACATGACCCCACCAGAGCCATATCTAATTTTATATTCTTCACTCATCATTTGCCTCTTTAGGTTCTTCTTTAAGTAGTTGTTCACATACTTGTATAGCACCTGCTATTGCTTGTAAATCAGCGATTGCTTTCTTTACTAACTCTTGGCCATCATTTATATTCTTCGTAACAACTTCTCTATTCTTTTTGAGTAGTTCAAGTTTCGCTTCAATTTCTTTTTTCATATTATCTCCATTTAGTGGGGCACACTAAGGTGCCCCATACTATAATTTATGCGATTGTGCAACCGTTGTTAGCGATTAAGTAATATTTACTGTTAGTGAATAACAATGTAGCAGTATCACCCGCATCATTGAAAGTGATTGTAGAACCAGATCCAAAGTTAGTTGGAGTTAGTGTACCATCACCACCGTCAGTAATCATTACTAAGAATTTTAACTGACCTTCAACACCATCTGCTAGTGTTAAAGCGTTAGCACCAGTAGTTGTAATTTCTGTGATAGCAGAAACAACATCAACAGCACCAGCACCAGATAATGATTGTGTTAAACCAAAAACTGGAGTTGCGTTGATTTGTACGTTGTCTGCTGAAGCGTCTACTAAGAAAGCAGAAGCGTATGAATTAGTTTCCGCTCTAAAGTCAGTTTGACCTGATGCTTCGTTGATTACAACTTCTCTGTTGGCACCATCAACTCTAAATGCTTCTTCGTTATCGTTAGATACGATGAAGTCAGAATCCGTAGCGTCACTGTTAATAGTTACGTTAGAACTCGCACCTGGGTTGATTGTTACCGCTGTTGGTATATTTGCGAAAGCACTCGCAATAGATATTTTTTTGTTAATTGGTGTTCCTGACGGATCATCAATAACGTGTAGTAAGTCAGCACTTGCTAAGTTACCTGATCCTAGATCAGTAAGTGCCGTGATTTTCTTATCAGCCATTTTAGTCTCCTATAAACCCCTATGTATTCAGGGCATGCTACTGTGAGTACGCATATGCTTAACTCACATCAAAAAAAATGAGGGCGACTTATTCGCCCTCTATGAAAAGTTATTATGCCGCTACTGTAATACTTCCTGCCGCTGTACCAATCGCACTTGAATTTGTGATTGTAGCGTTAGTAGTAGATGTAGCAACATCTTTAATTGTACCAGAGTTTAATGCTATTGCGTTAGCACCAATTACTAGAATATCACCAGCGTTAGTTGCCGCGTTAGCCGCACCAATTGTTAGTGAGAATACTAATTCGTTAGTACCAGTACCTGAAGCATAAGTCAAGTTATGAGGTCCTCTTCCAGAACCTGAACCTTGGTTACCGTTTGTAACTGCTAGATGTGGCGTACCACCTGATGTTGATACAACAACTGGTTCGTTAAATCTAACTCTTGCTTGTAATGTACCACCTTCTGATTTATCAAAAGATGTTGTAATAAACTCTATTTCTGTAATATCAGCAGCCCCTAGTGAAGCAGATAGTCCGCCTATAGCGACCAAAACTTCTTCGTCTGCTGAGGTATTATCGTTTCCAGATAATGCTGAACCCGCTTCTCTTACCCAACCTTTTGTATTAGCAAAGACTTCTTTTTTCTCTGCCGTAGTAAGGTTCTTAGGTTTGGATTCGTCACTATCACTTGCACCCCATAGTCCCATTTTAATTCTCCTTATAAGTTTACGTTATATAACTGTACTATTTATAACCTATTCTTTTTAAATCACTTATTACTTGAGGCGTTGACTTATACAATATAGGTCTACCACCCGCCGCTTTCCATTCTACAGTGTTCTTTTTGAAATCATCAATTAGAACATTATCTTTAGCATATGCTCGTTTCTGTGTTCTACGGACAATATGTATTCTTTCTTTATCTGTAAGTTTAAGATTTCTTTGTAACCACAACTGTTTACCTTTTATACTGTTCTTGTCGAACGGTGTATATGCTGATAATATGTGTGGATTAAATTTACGAATAAATGACCATAACTTCATGCCACCTGGTGTCCATGGTATTGTTGGCCAAAACATTTTGTATTGAGATACTGGTTCCCACTTCTGTGCGTCATTAGGTGCGGATAACCAGTCATTGGGATCATCATAACCATACATCTTCATAATGTTGGGCTTTGATGGATCCCTTGACTTTAATTTAAACATGTTAGCAATACCCTGGTTGAAATCACACAGGACACCGTCCATATCACAATAGATAGTTGGGAGACCGTCTTGTTCTTGGACTAGTGTTATGCCACGAATAGTCTCCGCTAATGCGGAGTATTTCATTAATCGATCTCTTTACTTATTGCTTTTCTTCTTTTGTGTAGATATCTATCGCTGTCATCAACATCGCCATCGTTATCAATGTCTTTGTCTTTTCTATCTTTGAATTTTTTCTTTACAGCGGTAGGATTAACTTTGTCTAATTCTTGTTCGACATTGTATTTTTTACCACCTACAACAAATTCTTTCTCGCCATTCTTTTTAGCGGCCATTAATGCTTTACCAAAAGCATTACCTTCGTCTTCTTGTTTCGCTTCTGAATAGTACATATCTTTGATTGTGTCAACTAAAGATTTGATTTTGCCTTGTTGTGCTTTTTCAAACTCTTTGTTTACATCTTCGCCTTTGATATCTACTGGGTCAGAATGTTTTTCACCTTCAGCGTCTTTTTTATTTTTCTTTCTCATATCTTTTGATGAGTCCATTTTATCATTCGCTTTAGAATCCATTGTTTCACCTAGTTCTTTTTTCAAGTCACGCATGTTTCTCGCTTTACGAACATCTAATTGTGCTTTAGCATATTTTATGATGCCACTTTCAGGACCAGTTATGATTGCTTGATCCGCACCATATCTACCTTTACCTTTTTTAACAGTGATTTTGACACCGTGTTTCTTAGCGTCTGCTTTGATGGCAGACATAGGTTTGTTACTATCGAAAGTATTAACAGTAACTGAAGCCTCGTCCATAGTATATGCTTCAGATTTTGCTTGTTGTTCTTTTGCCTGTACTGCGGCACTTGATTGTACTTCAGGTTTCTCACCCACTACAGCATTTTGTTTTGTAGTAACGTCAGCAATAACTGCCGCTAGTGAACCTGGTTTTGGTTCTCCAAAATATGTAGGGTTCCAACCTAATGTTTTTTTTGGTTTATCACTCATTTTAGTCTCCCTTAAAATCTAATCTTGCCTCTTTTAGGCGTTATTTTTAATTTATATCTTACCATGTCAACAACTTCTGGTGGCATGAGATAATTCAACATATTAGCAATAGAGTCTTTTTCTGCTCTACTACCTCTCATCATCTTTTCTATTCTATCAATCACTTTAGGATCGACTTCTTTAAACTTACTTTTTTGTTCGTCTAATGTATCGCTTGCCAATACATCAATGTAAGGTAAAAAATCTTCTGGTAATTGTTTCCATTTCATACCAAATTTAAGAACCAATTGTGCTTTTGCCGCTGAAGATAAAACAGGCACATCTGCTTTTGCTAATGCCAATAGATTAGGTTTTTGTAATCTATCCATTATCTTACGAAGTTTGGCAAACTTCTCTGGTGCTTGATATGTCTCTTTACCTCTTAATGGTTCATATTCTTTTTTTAATCTTGCGATTTGTGAAGATGTAAATTCTTCTAAATCAGTTTCATCTTCTATGTCTTTTTGTAATTGTTTGGCCTGTCCAGCGTGTGCCTTACTTGCGCCCTTTAATTTTTTTATGATACCTTTAACAGTATCAACATCTTTATCATCTAATGCCTCTGTTTGTGGATTCATTAAGTAATCTCTAGCGCCATTTAAGTCATCAGCGGCAACAGTAATCTTATCTGTTAACCATGACGGAAGTGGTTGCTCACCCATATCATTTAGTTTTGACATAATATCATTACAATCTTCTATGATAGTTTTACAATGTCTTATAGCACTTGCCACGTCAACATGACCATCTTCGCTTCTAACATTTGATATTTGTTTTTTCAAATCAGCAATCTTTTTTGCCTTGTCTAATCTGTCCTGTGCCTTAGCAACAGGATCGTGGTCTGCTTCTTTTACCTTTTTTGTCATTTCAGATAAAATTTGCGACATTGATTTATTATACTTCATTTTTCTCTCCGTGTTACTATTTATACTAATTGTCTACTTTACTGCCAGCACGCCACTGATAACACGACCAATACCCTGCTGTAGTCTTATCTTTTTTCTGATCACAGTTATGTCTTGCTCTAAACGAAGCACGTCTACCAGGATCATCTCTTTTGATTTCCATATTAGGATCACCAAATTGTACTTTGACAACGTTACCTTTTTTGTTCTTTACATAGACACCAAACTTACGATCACTACCACTTGGCAATCTAAAAGGGTCGTTGAGTTTTACTTTACGACCCTGGTATTCTGCTTCAGTAATGCCTTCTTTTTCATGCTCGTATACCATGCCCTCACAGACAAGATCAATACGTTCTACTTCTTTTCTTGTTTTCATTACTTGCCTCTTACTTTCGCGGCTAAGTCTTTATCTGCTTTGCCCCAAGTGCCAGATGATTTAGTTACAAAACTGTTCACTCTTGCCATACCCCATTGTTGTGGTGTAGTGCCAGGTCTGTGTCCAGTTCTCCATGCTGCCATGCCTCTGTTATAAACTTTCATTAGAATACCATATGGCATACCAGATTTTGCCGCTTTCTTCTTAACGCCCTCATTCTCTGCCAATAGTTCATCTAACATTTCAGATACTGTCTGATCTAGTTTTACTCTATACTCAGTGCCGTATTCATCTTTGTATTGATTGATAGTATCGTCCATTTCTGACCACGCTTTGATGTCTTTAATTTCTTCTTTTACATCATCACCAAACATCTTCTTAAATTTTTTAGTATGTCTGCTTGGTCTTGTTTTTCCTGTAGCATCGCCGGGTGCTGGTTTATAAGCACTAGGGTCATCATCACTTTTCTTCGCACCTTTTTCAAAGTGTCTTGCTCTTGCTAGTTTAGTTGATTTAGAATAATCGCCTTTACCAGGTTTCTGATAATAAACAGATGGTTGTGTGCCAGGTCTATCTTTGATATCTTTATCTTGTCCACCAAAAGCAGTTTTCTTTCTCTCATCATCATGTTTCTTTTCGTTTATACTTTCTGCTTTTATTTCAGCACCATAATAGTTTTTCATATCTATGGCAAATTTATTAAGATCAGCACCTTTACCATCTATTTTAAAACTACCATCTCTCATTTTATCAATTCTAAAACCAGTGTGTTTACCAAATCTCATTATGTCTTTCATCATTTCTTTTCTTTTTGACGGACTCTTAACAGTGACTATCATTTTTTTAAATTCATCAAGTTCTACTTCTTCAAACTTTTGAAACTTACGACCTTTTACTAAAGTGCCATAGTCTCTTACTTGACCAGGTGTTTTGATATTGAAAGTTCTCATAGTTTTAATCTGATCTGCTTGATCAGGTCCTTGAGACCAAGTATCTACGTTAGCAATCTTAGGTTGACCAGGTGTTACAACTGGTAACTTTCTTTCTCTTTTCTTTACTGCTTTTTTAGTTTCTTGTTCTTCATCGTCTGTATTTTTTTGTTGCTGATCTTTCGCACTATCATTGTCTTTGTTTTGTTTGATTTCTTCTTCAAATGATGAAAATGATTTTAAGGTTCTACTATTCTTTTGTAATACAAGTTTCTTCTTATCAACTTCCTCAGTTTGTAATTCAGTGTCAATAATTTCTGCTGGTTGTATATCATCTAAAAATGCTTTCTCTACACCACCATCTTCCATTTCATATTGAACATAATTTGGTCCACGTTTAATAATTGTACCTACATTACGATTTGATAATACTTCAATCTTCTCACCCATTAAATAAATTTCGTTGTTGTGGTACTGTTCTCTAATATCTTTCAATTCATCATTGTCACTAGGTGGTAGTATTTCTTCGTTTACTCCCATACCTTTCTTTAAGTCTTTAAATAATTTCATGGCGTCATTCTCCCTTGTGCCTGCGATAAGTCCTGCTCTAAAACTTTTGAAGTCATTTCTCATAGCAAAATCTCTCATCTTACTAGCACTCATGCCAGTCATGCCAGTTGCGTCTGGGTCTCTTGCCCCGGCGCTCACTACTTCAATTGTATCAAAGTTATATTCCTTACCATTATACTGTTTTGTTAGTCTTTTAAATTCTGCGACCCTATCACTACCCGCAACCATTACAACGTCTGTATATTTTTTGTCAAATCTATTTTTCAATATTTCCATAAATGTTCTCTCTCTACCTGTTGCTGGTAAAATTTGTATGCCTACTGGATACATTTTTTTGAGATAGTCAATCTTTTGCTTTACACTTAGTGGATTCTTTTTACGATCCTGTGTAGCACTCACATATAGCACAGGTAAACCTTTTACTCTTTTTGCCATAGTGATAACTCTATCAATAAGTTTTTGATGACCAATAGTTGGTGGGTTCATACGACCAAAAGCAAATACGACAGATTGCTTTCGCCCTACACCCTTTCTCAATAACTCACTTAACTTTTTCATTTGTACTTGTCACTTACTTTCTTTGTGCCATCTGCTCTAGGTATTAGACCTTTTGCTTTTAAATGTGCTTTATCTGTGAACCCTGCTTTACCTGCCTTGTATCTTTTCATAGCGTCAGCAGTATTTGGTGCCGCTTCTAACCATTGTTTAAAAGTTTTACTTTCACCTCTTGCTGTTTTAAAGTCACTTGCCTTTGGCGCACCTTTACTACCAGGTTTTCTCATCTTTTCACCAGACCCTCTTTTTATTCGTTCTCTTTTCTTATGAATATTTTTCCACAAACTCATTACTCGCCCCCTCCGTTGCCACCAGCGTTACCATTACCGCCAGCGTTGCCGTTACCGCCATTACCATTAGCACCGTTACCATTACCATTGCCGTTGCCATTACCTTGATCACCACTTGTATTTTGTGGTTCTTGTTTTGGTCCTGGTCCTATTCTACCATAGTAAGCATACTTTCTAAATTTAGGCACACATACTTTAAGTTTCTCATCGTACTTGTATCCTGGCGGACACTTTTTCTTTTCTGTAAATTCTTTGAATGTAAACATCAACCCCCACCTTTCGCAATCATTATTGCCGCCATGTAATCGTTAGCATCTTTTTCATTCTTATAAACTTTCTTTAGTTCTTTAGCATGTTTACCACCTGGTGTCAACACTCTTTTTTTGTTTTTAAATTTATCAGCATATACACCGTAACCACCACCTGGCATTTTTCTTACATCTTCTAACCACTGTTTAAATGTTAACACTTCTTGCCCCCTTTTCCCAGTTCTTACCAGTTGTAAAGTTCGCTATACTAAACTCTAATCTATCAACTAATTTTACTGCTTTACCTTTTTTATCTACTGCTACATAACCTTCTGGATTTGTTGCTTTTAATCCATTACCATCTCTTACAAATGTGCCTATAGATTTTGCTTTATTAAGTTTATCAATAATCATCTTCTTTGCTGTCTGTAAAGTTTTGTATGTAGCACATGCCATGTATATGCTTGTTTGATGATCATCAATAAATTTAAGACCAGTATCTTGTATTGTTTGATATTTCTCTTTTGCTTTTTCTGTTTTTACTCTATCTATTTCTTTTTGTGTTCTCTCACCGTAGAATGATTTGAAATTAGTTGCTGTTTCTTTTGTAGATGGTAGATCAGTTGCGGCACGTATAAAACTGTTTAGATATGCTTTGAGTTGTACACCAATAGATAATGGATTTTTTTCTACTTTGATTTTGTTAAGTAGTTCTTTACCTTTACCTAAACTACCTTGTGCCATGTTTAATAGTTTTTGTAGTTGTTGACTTTCACCTATTGTCATTAGTGAATTACCAGATACATCTTTGTATGAAGCATCATCAAACCACACACTTGGCGATCTTCTTAGTTTAGATACGTCAGCACCAAACTTAGCGTTCATCTTATCAAAAGATTTACCTGTGTATGTTGTATGAAATACGATACCAAGTTTTGATCTTGCTATCTTACGACCAAACGGTGTATTCTCTGGCACCATATAGACAATGGTGTTAGGTTGAAAAGAAATCATTTGTTCAGATTTACCACTACTGTCTTTGTATGTTGACATCTTTTTACCAGATGATGTGAACATCAAATCACCTTGTAATATTTGTTTTATGCCTAGTGATGGTAAATATTGTAAACACTCACGGAGAATATTTTGTAATTCACCTGTGTGATTGTTTCTTATATCTTGTATTGATTTATTGACTTTGGGATTTTTATTGAATACTGCTTTTGTGCCAACAAAGAATTTGCCGTCACGTGGATCTGGACCACAAACAATCGCTGGTGCGCCATCCCATTTAACAGATACATTGACTTTACTGGACCTAGATCCAGATAACATATCTTTTAATGACGATAAAAAGTTGATGGCATTTACACCACCATCGTAACCATTATTGATTATATCGTCTTCCGCATGTTCTAAATGCGTATTCTTGCCTTCTATTAAGTCTATCATAACTCCCATTCATATACTAAAATAACTATTTAGTCAATGAGAAAGTTTGGTATACCCCCATTTACTTGCCAGACTTGATGTTTATTATGCCATTCCGCAAATTCTTTTGCTTTTTCTCTAAAATTAAAGACTTTAACTGTTCTTTCTTTGTTCTCAACGACAGCAAACTCATAAGATTTGCCTTTACGTTTAGTCTTTACAGAATACTCAATACTTGAAGTTTTGGAACTTCTTGTACTTTTCTTCTGGACTTTCTTCCGTCTTTTCAAGGTTGTGTTCGACATATTTTTCCTGTTCTGGTTGTATTAAGTTTTGTGCCTGTTGCTCGATATCAAACAATTTCATTCTTGCCCTATCAACACCAATAATAAATTTACGATTTACTGTTGGGTCATTATATCTGTTCTTTAATTGTTTGA